ATGTTAAGTGACTCAAAAATTAGAAGTGCAAAACCGAAAGAAAAGCTTTATAGGCTTGGTGATTCCGATGGTTTGTGTGTTGAAATAAAACCTAATGGCAAGAAGTATTGGCGCTATCGTTTTCAATGGCTCAAAAAAACACAAATGATGAGCTTAGGTGAATACCCTATTGTGGGATTAGCTGAAGCCCGTACTAAAAGAGATGAAGCTAAATCTTTAGTTGCAAGCGGTATAAATCCAGTTGAAGAAAAAGAAAACCAAAAAAAGGCTAAATCTGATGAGTATGACAATAGGGTTCTCTTTAAACATGTTGCTGCAGAATATAAAGCAGAAAAATTAAATAATCGTTCAGAAAGGTATCAAGAAGCTTTTCAACGCGCCTTAGATAAAGATATTTTAAAAGTTATTGGTGATAAGGATATTAAAGAAGTCACCTCAGCAGACGTTTTGACTATCATGAAAAAGACGATTGCACGAGTTAAGCGTCAAAAAAACCATGGTACTGGCGAAGTGTCAGCAATTCAAAATCGTACTTTTATTGGCGGCGTAATGCGTTATGCAATCGCCACACTTAGAGCCGACTATGATCCAACCTATGCCGTTAAAAACGTTGTAGAACGTCCCGAAATAGAACATGCCAGACCCATGGAAAAATATGAGGCTGTGCAACTTAGAAATAAATTAAATAGCTATGGTGGATCTACTACAGTTAAAAATGCTGGCCTTGTAATGCTCTACTCTATGCTCAGGACTATCGAGATCCGCCGCATGAAATGGGAATATGTTGATTTTGAAGCTAGAACAATTACATTCCCAAAAGAGATGATGAAAAAGAAACGTATTCATATCGTTCCTATGTCTGACCAAGTTTTTAATATTCTTCAAGAACAGCGCAACATTGTAGGTAATCGTGAATATGTTTTTCCAGCCATCTATCAAGATGGGATGCTCTCCGCTACTACAATGAATAAAATGCTCGATTACATTGGCTTGTCTGATGTCACTGCTCATGACTTTCGTGCCACTGCATCAACCTTGTTAAATGAAAAGGATTACGATGACAAATGGATTGAAAAACAATTAGCGCATGCAGATGGTAATAAAACTAGGGCCACATATAACCATGCCAAATATTTAGAAAGCAGGCGAAAAATGCTACAGGACTGGGCTAATATTGTGGATAGCTGGGCGGTTTAACCGCCTTGCTTCTTCTGAAAATTCCACCAGACTTTTTTATAATAAACTTCGTCACGCAAGAAATTAATTTTTAATTCGTTGCCATTGAGGTCATAAATTTTAGTGACCTCTCCTTTCTTATCTAGATCTGCTAATAGATCTGCAACGCGAGAATATGCATGATAATGAATTTTGATTAACTGTGAAGACATAACAATAATTCAAAGTAATTTTAATAATGATACATCAATCCATCGTTCAAGTAAGTTAAGTGTATTGCGCAAATTTATGCTCATATTTGCTTAATATTGATATTTTTGCGCAAAATTATTCTCAGAAGAAAAAGGCTATTTTAATTACTCTTCTATTTTTTGATACAAAATGCCAATCAAACATAAATGTTATTTTTTCTCTAGTTACTATTTTTCAATAACTTAAATTAATATCGAGAAGTTGGCCAAATACTGCAGCTGCTTTGGCCAACCTTAGGTAGTTGGTACAAAATGTCAATTAACAACACACTGTACGCAAATGCTGACTCTAATATTATTTTTGATCGTATGGGCTGTGCAGCCCGATAATAGAATACACAGCACAGTAATAATCGAAGCAAACTTAGTTCGCTTACTGTGAAAGATTTTCATGCTAGCCGATCCGGTTAGCAATCCAGCCATAGAAAAACTGTTCCTGCTTTGGATTACGCTCACAGATTTCAATGTAGCGTTGCCCTTGCATAATATTGAGCACTCGCACCAGAACCTTCTCACCTTCTTTCCCACGTTTTGACAAGTATGTTTTAAGGGCACCTAGCGTTGCTGAGCCATAAACACCATCAACCTCTAAATCTGCATATCCAGCTTTACCTTGGTTATTAAGCAAGTTCAAAGCTCGTTGTAAAAGAGGTTTTGCAAATCCGGTACCGCAGTTCACACCAGTATCTAAAAGCTCTTCAGCTACAGCAGAAGAAATGATATTCACCTGATCAAAACGTGGGGCTGTCCAATAGTTTTTGCGATAAATTGCTTTGGCCACTTCAAGAGGCAAATCTTTCATATTGCCCTTAAAACCATTTGTACGTGCTACAGCTTGAGTAATACCGTATTTGGTTGCACCGCCCCGATCAGCTGGGTTATTTACATACCCGCCTTCACGCTTAATTAATTCATCAAGATATTGTTCAATGTTCATTTCACTTTCCTTTAGATAATAAAAAACCGCCCGAAGGCGGCATTAACTGTTTTCGATATCTCTTTTAGCTTTCTTAACTTCTTTAAGTACTTCAATAATCGTCTTACCTTCCTGTTTGTTAATGAAGTTAAAGATCCAGCGGACTAAAGCCCAGCCAGGTAAACCACAAACAAAGAAGAATCCTCCAAGAGCAATCATCCCCCATATATCAGTAACCCATTCATGAAGCCCCCATTTCACGATAATGAATGAGCCGCCAGCGAGGCTTGATACAACCGTACAAATCAAGCCCACTGCCCACTCTTGTGGTGAGCGTGGCATACGTGTCATTAATACAACTGCTACAACCAAGCTGGCCGCCAAAGCCACCACAATTGCAAACCCATAAAATTTTAATAGTGCTGTAAAGCCACTAGTGGAAACTGGTTCCATTTATTTCTCCAGATTTTTTGGCATTAAAAAAGCCCTAACTTATTTAAAGCTAGGGCTTGTGTGGTTTTGCTGTGTAGTTACGATGCTTTTTTAATTACAAGCTTATATCTACTACCAATAAAATCAGGATCATCTTCAATTGATACTTCCGCATTGAAGCCTTTTTCACGAAGTAGATCTGAAATGGCCGTTGTTGTTTCTTCATTTAAAGTCATCTTTGAATAAAGAGTACATACTCCGTTTTGTGCAATGTCTGCTTCAATCTTTGGTAAAGCACCTTCTACATACATTTCTGCGTAGTTCATATTAAATTCCTGATTCTAATGTGAATGAAACTGAGAAGCGCATCGGGTCAACTAACGCACCTGACAAATTTTTAAAAAATAACTTAACTCCAGCCGCGACTCTATAAGCTGACCAACTACCATCGTATGCTTCAATTGCTTGAAGCGTTGGTGGCAAAATAACATCCCCACTACCCAGACCTGTGCCAGCAAAAATGCCAGAAACTTCAATGTGAGGATTCGCTAATTCAGTAGTTACTCCTGAATCTCGTTGCAATCTATAGACCCCCGTTGATTCTTTTGAAATCGACCAACCTGCATTGTTTTGTTGGGTAGTAAAAGTGACATCATAAGTCAGCATCATCGGTGCGATAAAACGACCCACTTTTGAAACTTCGTGATTGTATGTATTCCACTTACGAATTTTTTTAGTCCATGAATCAGATGCAACATACGGTGCATTTGCAGCAGTAGCGCCAATTACTCGCTTAAATACAACACTTGAAACTGATGTTTCATCCTGATTTGCGAAATACAATTCACCATTCGGTGCATTAATATAAATCGGTGTTTTATAGTTTGAGTCTGTTGCAGTTGGTTGAGTAGTAATTAATAATCTTCGATTAGTACCACCATACCAATTAGCAAAAAGTGTTGCTAAACCAGATGGAGAAAGTTGTATTTTCGCACCCGTCGCACCGCCCAAGGTAATGCGGCTCTTATCGATAACAACACCACCAATATTATCTGATACAGCCAAAGCAGTTGTGTCAGCTCGATTTAGCCAAGGCGTTCTAATGTATAGATTATTAGTGATGCAATTAAATGTTTGTTGATAAGAAGTATTTACAAGCCAGTCACGAGCTACACCATCTCTTGTTTGCTCTGCCCAAATTGCATTGAATGAGCAATTCGACCAAATTCCTGCCGTGAGGCCAAACTGCATATATTCAAGAATAATATTATTAAAGACGCACTGATAAGCTTCTTTAGCAAACAGCACAGGGTATTTACCCCATTGCCATGAGCAGTTGTCAAAATATGCAGTAGTACTTTGTTTAGAATCAACATCAGCAATATAAAACCCTGCATTTGATGCACTAATTGACATCAAATTTTGGACACGGAACGAGACCGTTGCATTCGATAAATATACTTGATTGTAAAAGCCTGAAATATTTGCATTTGAAAGTGTGAAGTTATAACCATCAACTTTTAAACCCGAAATATTTTCTGAAACACCCTCACTTACTAATTGCAAATCTCTTACTTCGGCGCCCACGTTAATAAATGCCACATTATTAAGAAGGGTATTTGAATTTGAATAATCACCTGGTCTTACCTTTAGAGAGTTCATTGCATACGCAGTGGCATTTTGTCTACTAAATCCACCTCCAACAATCCCTTTACCCTTGCAATCAACTTGTTTATTGATGCGATATTCAACTTGTCTGTTAGCAAGATAAATATTCGAACCTGTGTATGGACTCAACGCACATCGAATAAATGCGTCCGCATCGTCATAATTTGGGTCGTCACCCAGACCGCCAAAATCATCAATTGTTGGAAAAGCAACTGTGATTTTCACCCAATTCCCGCCATTTGCAGCAACAACAATATAACCGTCTGGAACTTTTGAACTATCAGCACTAAATACAAAAGTTCCTCCACCTAAATGTTTATCTTTTATCACAGATCGTACATTTACGGTGCGGCCTGGCCATGGCAATGTAGTAGCTAAATCATCAATACAATCTAAAGTACTGATAGTTTTTTTATTAAATTCCCTGAGATTTTCTCCAGTTAAAGTAAGTACCAGTGTATCTATCCACCCGTTTTCGCCTGCTCCGGCTGCACTAGCAACTTCAATTGCTTCTTTGAGATCCTTAAAAGCCTGAATTTGTTTTTCATTAAAATCAGCAACCGATGAGTTAATAATCTCATCAATACGTAAAAGAACCTCTGATGAATCAAGAGTAGATAAATCGCCCATGAGTGCTAGCAGTTTTTTTAAAATTGCCAATACATCATTGAAGTTATTTGTGTTGTTTAAAACCGCATTCCAGTTTGTTGCCATCTTTTTGGATCTCCATGCAACAAAAAACCGCCAGAAGGCGGTCATAAAATTTAAAAAATCAGTTTAGTAATAGACGACTACAGTGCAGATCTTGGGAGTATATGAGCCTTGAGTGTTATCACCACCAAATGCTCCCATCAGACGGAATTTGGTGTTTGTCCGGGCAAAGTCTTCACGCTCTTGCAAGCTAACTGCATCAGCTCGATTGCTTGTTCCAGTACATACGATGCCATAATCTGTATCAGGTGCACCCTCACTCAAAGTAAATTCGATTTGGCCGCCACCTTTATTTTCAACTGAAGCAAAGCCACGGCTTTTGACTAAATCGAACGTTGAGCCGTTGAGGCGAATAATAGCGATAGCTTTTTCACCTATGGTTCCACCGTCGACCGTATCGATAGTAATATCTTTAGAGCCATCAAATGTGCCACTACCCTGGATTACACCAGTGAAATTTATCTTTCGTCCCTTTTCTAACTTTGCTGCAGAAACAGCATTAGCACCTGCATCCAGCTTGCCATCAATGATTTCATTAATCTTTTTGGTTATTGAATTAAATAACCAGTTAAACCATTGACGAGCGGGTTTCTGATTTGATGGAAAGCCACTTAATAAAGTTAGTCCATCGGTATTTTTTGGCCCGTTCAGGCTAAATTCTTCTAACTTATCCATCTACTTCATCCGAAAAAATTAGCTCAACTCCACTTGGTAAAGGAAATAACAAGCGGACTAGTTCTTTATCTATAGGTTGAAACTCTGCAAGAAATTCAAAAGTAACGGTCATGTCTCTGTTGTCCTTTAGCTTGAAAGGCACATCAGTTAATAACTTGCAGATTTCAAATGCTTCATCGAGTGTGCAATCAGAGTTATTGAGCAAAATTTTTGCCCTAACTACATTCGGTAATTTTTTAGGTGGGATGCTCTGTCCGCGGTAACTACTAACACCTGATTCGCGCCAAAACCCGCCAATATCCGGGTTATCTGTTTCACCGAAGGTTAATGCTTCAGGCTGGCCATCAAACCCGAAGAAAGGTAAAGGTACAATATTGGGAACTACTAATGGTGCTCCCACCCATTCAGCGATAATTCTTAATTGATCACCAGTTGCTGAATCTAAGTCGAACTTCTCATTTATGCTTTGCAGCACGCTCATACAATCAAGAATAGGTTCTATTGATTCTTTGACCGTCTGTCTAAATTTCGGCTTAGATCGGTGCTCATTAATGATCAGATTTAAATAACCATCTGTTTGCATTAACCACCCCCAGCAACACTAATCTCGATATTGTCTGAGTCACAATAAGCAACGGCGTTAAAAGCTAGTGTGTAATCACCTTCTACAGGTACACCATCTACAGTTAATTGAAGGCTTTCAATTTCATAAGACCTTGCATCTAATGCGCCGTATAAGCCTGCTGGTACATACAGCTTATTAATTGCGATACGGTCCCCAATATCGAGCTGATTAATGTAATCGGCTGAAGCGCTCTTTATTTGCTCACCAATATCTACCGTGTAATCAGAATTAGTCGTTAATTCAAAACGGATACCAATAGACTTTTGAATAGGTCGCCAATATTGAATTTCTACTGGATCTCCATAGACAGTTGGGCGAATCACAGTTGTATTTCCATATAGATCACAACCAGGCGCTTTCTTTACCCGAATGGTTTCAGCAATCAATTGATCATTTCCACCCGCAACAACTACCGCTAAAGATTTTGGTGGTAGCCCTAAAGGATCTACGAATGACTTTTTATTTTCATAAACCTTACAACGGCTTACCCCATCAAGGCTAAACAACGCACCTAAAATACCTTCAGTATAAGAACGCGATGGAATAGCAGTCGATAGTGCCTGGCGTTGCCGTAATTTAGCATTGCTTTCAACTGGCGCACCTAATGTGGAAGCCTGAGGATTATTAACTGATTGCCAACCACGTGTAGGTGTTGAAATGGTCGTAACTGAATTTGGTAAAGCCAAAATTGCTCCAGGCTTTTCAGCTATTGCCGTAGTAACTATTTCACCTTCTGAAGGAATAACAACTTGTGCCGGCAACAACCACCGGTTATTATTTTTGTCACTCACAATACCGTTATTAATGATTGTGCCGGCAACGCCCACCAAAACCACTGATACAGTTGATTTTGTGGCCACTGCACGGCGAATGCCATTGATTTTGACATTGCGTGAAAGCGCATCAGTATCGGCAGTACTTGGCGACATAGAGTTGTAAACGTCGGAAACAACCGCATTACAGTCAGCAATTACACGAGCAATTACACCAATCCATTGTCCATCTTGACTATCATTTTCTAAGTAAACATCTTGGCCATAAATTTCTCGATATTTTTCTTTAAGGTGCTCAACAATTTCACTGTATGTTGAAACTGTTACGCCATATTGGTTAATTACTGGGGCTATGCTAGTTAGTGCCATATTTAAATATCCCCTTGCAGATCGGCAGGACCATAGATCGTGGTGATGGATGATTGAATGGATAACGTGCGTGTTTCTCCATTAAATTGACTATCGAATGAATCAATCCGGAGTACACCTTGAGTCTCTAAAATGCGCTGGCGAATCATCAATTCAAAAAGATGATCTGTGTATTTCCCCAGCACGTCTGTTGTCCACCCCGTACCATCTGAAGTATCAGCAAACCATTCACCTACCCAAAACTTAAGACGCGTCATAACCGCCTGCGCTACACCCTCAGGTGTATTACTATGGAAATTATTTTGACCTTGGCCAAAGCTATAATCCCCATCTTCATCTAGCTTTCTATAGCGCATAAAAAAAGCCGCCTTTCAGCGACCCCTCATTCATTTATGGTTTCGGTGGACCAGACTCACCATTACCCGGCTGTACTTTCGTATGGCCATGGCTAGATCCAACATCCACATCGTTATTTTTTAATGCCCCTAAGACGCCTAACCCATCTTTCATTTCAACCGGGCAATTAAAAGTAGCTTTGGTACCTAAAAACTCCAACTCTCCAGCATCATTAATCCGGATCTTGGCATTGCCTCCATCATTTCTTAACTCAACTGCATCGGTGGCTACATTCTTTAATCGCTTAGGTTGAGATTGCGGCGCAAATGTTGCGAAACCATCGGATAAGTCATGCTTACGGTTTTCAAACGGTGGTTGAATGCCTCCGTTTTGCCACCACAAATCAATGCACCTAGAGGAGAAATGTACTAGGCACTCATCACCCCGCTTAACTGGAAATGTTAAAGCAAAGCCTCCAGCTTTAGGCCAGCATACCGGCACGTCTGGTATTAATGGTAGATCCACTAACTCCATTGACCCATCTTCACGCATTACCGGTATCTGAATAGCTGGTGTAACTGATACTGTTTGCTTATCTGGATCATAAGAATCAACGATACAAGGCAAATTAGTCCACAGTACTGCTAGAGCAGATTTAATCGCATCGTTGATTGTATTAAGCAAATGGGGCGATCTTTCGTTATTACTTAAAGCCATAATCAATCCACCGCCGTAATTGTAATACCAGATTTAGGAACTACAGCACCCTGACCAACTGAAACTGTGCTTGTATACCAGTCATCACCACGTGTATCTCCGTAGTGCTCAACTGCCTTGATGATGTAAATACCATTAATACCACCAGCCGTTTTTAGATCCTTTTGTGGTTGATCAACGCCCTGGCTTTGGTAATCAATATCAAAAGCTTGTGTCTGGATACTTGAAGTATCGACATGTATGCGTCTACCACGGCGTAATTGAGGATTAAGGAGGCAATTCACCATTAAGCCTTCAGTAGTTAGCTGAGGCATTCCGACCATCCCAGTATTTGCATTCATTTCAAATACAGAGTCCAGCAAATAACTACTAATTCCGACCATGTAGAGGTATTCATCATCAATGAAGTACTCCGTATTTGTGTCTTTGCAAAACTGGCGGATCTGATCGTCTAGTGAACCAAACATGACTTTGCCGCGAACATATGTTTGATCACTAAGCTGTGGCAATTCACCGGTTTCTACACCATTAGCCTGATACTCTTTGGCGATTTCATTTTTTACCTGATCTACTGTCGTGCCGGCAGCAATAGTTTTATTCACTAAAGCATAGTTTTTAGCTTTATCTCCAGATTGGGCCAGAATGCATAAAAACTTATCCGTAGGGCTTTCACGCTCACGCCGGTATTGAAAAGTTGAACCTTTAAAAATGGTTGATAATTCATCACCGTACCCTACTTCAAAAGTGACCATAGCACCGACATTTGAGTTGTCTTCACCAGCCAAACGATTCATTGTGTCTTCAGATAGGTTGTAGATATAAAACTCTGCTGCCTTAGGCGTTTCGGCCGTAGGTTGATTAATTCGAAATACAATTCGCATTTCAGATAAATCTAATGCCTCAGGCTCACCATATTTAAGTTGAACGGTTAGCCGGCAATTACGCTTCCATTGTTCACTCATTCCGGATCCTGCCAAAATAGTTTTATGTTGGTACCTAAATCACCAAATGATTGGCTCTCATCTTCATTGAGGTTTTGAACGTACATAGAGCCGCTAATTACATGGCTAAAAGGGCTCAAAATATCGACACCTGAGACTAAGGGAATACCTAAGGCAACAGGCTCTGAATTAGTTTGAAAAATATCTAGATACCAGCGCTTTAGAAAAATCAGTTTGAGCTGATAATTCACTTTATTTAGTTTGATAAAAAACTTCTGATTCCGATCGAGCAAAGGGATTTCATACAAAGCCATATTTACTTACCACTCATTAATGAACTAAAAGCATCTACAGCTGGTCCTAAAACAGTATTCAATACTGAAGAGTTAACTTGTTTCAGCTGTTTGGTACCAGAATCAACAACATCAGAAGTTACTTCAGGATTCTTTTGATCAGCGATAGAAACCAGCGTTTCTTTTGTGGAAACAATAAAAACTTTCTTAAATACAATATCGATCATCAAAGCATTTTCGGAAGTTTCATCAGTGACATTCTTTAATGACTTAATCAACATGTCTGTATAAAGGCGTTTACCAGTAGAAATAATAAGTCGTTGACCTTGTAAGGCCTGCAACCCCTGATAAATACCAAGAAGTGACAAATCTGACCCAATAAATGTATTACCAATAAGACCATTCATCCTTCCAGCACTTTCAGACCACCCGATTTTCATGGTGACCTCTGGCGGTGCTTTATAGCAGTGGTCAGAAATAGGTGAACCTTTTTCAACGGGATGCTCTGTTATTACAAGCTCATCAGAATGATTCTCTTCAATAACTACATCTGCAAATAAACCCATTATTGAACGATGACCACCAAACAATAGTGAGCCAACTGTTTCAGTGATAGCCATGCTTTCCTCCGGGCAATAAAAAACCCACCAAGTGGTGGGTTTAAATATTTTCAAAAAATGTTGCTTCTCAATGCTTGAACTAAACCTATATAATTTTTGATTAAAGATAAATCACTTTAAAATAAAGGTTAATTCTTGTGAGCACATCATCAAGACCAATTTGTCCCTACTGTAATAGTAAGCAGACACGATTTGCTTCAAGCAAATCAAATATACTTAAATCACAATACACTTGTAAAAATTGTGGCCAAAGCTTTTCAGTTAAAAATGAACTGTATGAATCAAAAGGCGGTTGCTTTAAGTTCTTTTTCAAACTGATATTTTGGGTAGTAATTGTAGCTATTGGCTTTGCCATTTACTTGGCAAAATTTGATAACACCCCTAATAAATCGCAATCTTCTACACAATTAACTGAAAAGAAAAATTCAGATAGTAGTGATAAGGAGGAATTTTCACCAGAAGCTGAAAAAGCTGCTCACGAATACATCCCCACTGAAGAAGATTATAAAAAACATGAAAGTATTGCTGATAGTAAAGATCAAAGTGATACTTTAAATATCTCTACAACTATTCGGAATAAAGATTAATGAAGAGAATCTTATTGTTGGCAACAGCATCATTATTAAGTTTCGGCACTTTTGCTAACTGCGAAATTTACTTTAATGACCCTACTGATGTAGCGAAATGTTATGAAGACGAATCCTTTGCGAAAGTCACCTCTAATCTTAAAAAGTTAAAAGAAATTTCCAAGGAACAGTTAACTTATAATCCTAATGTCATAAATGATTTAAATAAATCACAAAAAGCATGGTTGCTTTACCGTGACAGCTATTGCACAACTTATAGTTTCTATCACGGTGAAAGAAACGCACATGCGAACTGTATCGTCCAGTTAAATAATGATCGTGCAAAACAGCTAAAAACAGATATTGATGCCAATTAACCAATTAAACTTTTAGTGTTACGAGCCAAAAGAATCATCGTATTTTCTTGCTGTTTTTTTACAGCGTTCGCTGATTCTACTGGCTCTCTTGCACCATTGATTACCATATCAGTTTTATAGCTTTGATGTATTACTACTGATTTAGCAGACATATTTGAAGAATTATTAACTTGGGCTTTGTCTGGATTGCCATTTGGTGGACCAAAATTATTAATCTTAGTCTCACCATTATTAATGATCTTTTCGCCAACATTTGCTGAGTTGTAATGCTTCTTAAACCGTCCTTTTTGATATTGAACAAACTGTACAGGAGTTTGACCTTTAATTGGGGTATTTACTCTTATTGCTTCCAGAGTTTTAGCAGACACCTTATTAGAACCCTTTAAAGCAGGAATAATTCCCGGTCCAATATTATGGAGTAAATAAAGATTCTCCCCCGTAACTGCTAATCCATTTTTAGTAAGAATATCTGCATTCTGTTTAGCCAAAAGACCTGTTGCTAAAGTATTAATATGCTTGTCATAACGAGGATCGTTTTTAGTACGAAATCTCTTCCCGATCTTTGTCATACCAATTGCTTTACCCTCAGCGGTTTTTGCCAGATTATCCCAAGTAGACTGAATAAACTGACCGGTACCAATCGCTCCTGTAGGTGACATTTTCCCAGTCCAACCATCCTCCATTTTAACGAAGCCACGTAAAACCTTCTCATCAAGACCATATTTTGTAGCAGCTTCATGAATGTATCTATCAACATCTTTACCAAAGCTAAAACCATAACTCTTAGAAACACTTTTCTTAATAGTACTTACGGTTGTCTTAGCTACATTCGCAACTACTGCTGCACCCGTTTTAGCAGCTTGGGTAGCTGCTTCTGCTGTCTCTTTCGCGGTTCCTGCTGGATCATCAATTGCCTTGGTAACAAACTCTACAGTTTTATCCTTAAGGCTTTTAATTAATTCGGCCAACTGCTTAATACGGCTAATTGCGGTTTCAATTCCGTTTTCCCACTTAGACCAGTCAATAAGGCTTTCACCGCCATTTTTCCAAGTTTGGTAGTCATCCCATAAAGCAGCAATAGCAGCGGCAAGCGCTAATACAATACCGATAGGTGAAGCCAAAAAAGCTAAACGTAACGACTTGATCAGGAAAAGAAGCCCTTTCAACATTGGCAGTACTGAGGCCAATTTAGCAATCGTTCCAATAAAACCACCAAAGATCACGGCGAGCAAAGCAAACTTTAATCCAGTGGCCAGAATTGCTTTAAACCTTGGATCTAGTTCAGCGAACCAAGCAATAGCACTTCGCAAAAAGTTATTAATCATCTTGAGGATGGGTATAAGTGCCTGCCCTGCGGTCATTACAACAACTTCAGTAATAGCTTTGGTCGTCATGGTGATGTCACGGAATTCAACCATGAAATCGGTACCAGACTTGGTAAGCTCATCAGTTAAGCCAACACTTTGACGTAATTTCTGGTACTTCTCCATGTTGTCGATGAACTTATCATCACGCATGGCCATAAGGGTATTTTCATCAATACCTAAAGAACTGGCATAAGCATTTGCCTGGTAGTAATCCATCCCTTTCATTGTTTTTGAAAGGTCTTTCATTACTTCTACACGGTCACGCAACTGACCATTACCATCCCGTGTAGCAACACCCATGCCAGTTAACATACCTTCGTAACCAGGCGAGTTACGCATCTTCTGCGCCACATTCTCAAGTGACTGTAATGCATTTTGAGCATTACCACCCATTTGTGAGATTGCATCACCATAAGCACGAATATTTGAAGCAGATGCGCCAATACGTTGAGATGAGTAATACAGCTTATCGAGTTCACTTGCTGTCTTTGTTACGGCAACAACTGCGCCAGTTGCAAGAAGCAATAAAGTCTTATGCAGCAAAGCCGCTTTTAGCTCTACCCCTTTAAGGGTATCAGCCATTTTTCTAGCACCTTCATTGTCCGTAGAGAAACCTAAGGACACAAAGAAGTCACGAATAACTGTATCACTCATGTCTAACTCAACCTTTGTTTTGTTCGTGGTATCGTTCGAGTAAAAGCTGGTTATCTGCCTGCACATCTAATGCATCATTCATCAATGCAATATCTGCAAGGTCTAAAGTTCCATCTTTTAAAGATTCAAAACGACAAAGGCCACGAATAGCGGGTCTTAAAACCCAATCCTCGTGGCCTGGTAAATGCTTAAATGTTAAGTGGGCTGTTTCGTGCTCAATGCCTTCGTAGGCAGCCCTTGAATAAAATTTCCCAAGTTCGTACGAATGACGGCGATAGTTAGCGGCAAGATATGCTCCATGCCTAAATCATCAAACATGATTGCATCACGGACCACTACTTTTGCACCATTGCGGGAAACCACTGTTAGACACTTCTTAATGACATAATCAACATCATCCTCAGGCATCTTGGCGAAGGCATCCATAAGTGGTTGTAATGCTGAGCCAAGGCTTTCGAGATTTGCCTCAGCCAAGCCACTCACATCGTTTTCTTCAGCGCTTTCTAACTTCTCAATGATTTTTTGAAGCTCACCTTTTGCCAACTCCGTAAGAATTGGCATGATCGTAGGAATAATTGGTGCAATTTTTCGGGATACATGGAACTGGTCAATTGCATTTAAGCGACCAATTTCGTAATCATAATTACCAATCTGCATTACTCATACGCTCCTAGTTTTTGATCAATTTTGATTGCATCGAATACCCATTCGTTGAAGTCACCAACTGACTTGTAAGCCAAGTCCGTATGCTTCTTGAATGCGCATTTTGATGCCGTAGCGTTATCACCAGATCCAGCGTGATTTAGTGTGATAGTGTTCTTTCCCCACTTCTTAGTACTTGAGCGCTGAATGTGATAAAGATTAGAAAGCTTGGCGTTAATAGGTGATGTTTTTAATAGGCGAACTGTCACCGTACCTGACTTATTAGCGCTCAGAGAGTGCATACCCTCACCATCTGCCCCAATCGTCATAGTGTTCGCATCACCAGCCATTGCAATGGTAATGCCTTCATCTGCAACGCCCGCACCGTAACCTAGGTCAATTACCCCGTCATCACTGGCGAGGGTACATTGAGTATCCATAAATGAATATGTAGACATATTTCTTATCCTTATTAGCGGTTAACAGAAACAAGCACATCGGAGAAATGTGTTGCACCTGCCATCTTGATAGCAATTTGGAAAACCGGAGATTTACGCGCTTCACGTTCTGATTGAGCTTGATCATCTAGACTGTTCGCAAAAACGTAAAAACCTTTAGAAAGGTAATCACCTGTTTCTACTGCTCCAAAAGAATCACCATTCCACTGACCAGGACCAATAAGGCCATTTGTTACTGCCTGCTCCAATGCCCGTTCAAGCATAGTACTTTGGCGATTTACGCCGCCTTCCGTTTGCGGGACCTTAGTTGGCGTGGTATAGAAAAGATTCCACAGTGCCGTCTCTAAATGGTTTTGCAACCAGTCGAGACCATGACGCTCATCGATGAATGAACCATCACACATGACACCTTCTTGAAGAATTGCGGTGTCATTGTTGTAGCCGGCAAAAACATTACAGTTTTTATCTTTTAGGGCTTTTGCTTGGGAAACTTGTAGATCTTCAGCGGCTACACCCGGAAGCTGCTTAAACTTCAATGTAATGGTCGTGTTGGTACCATTGAAATTAACGCTAAATGCTCGCCCAAATACTGAAGCTGCTGCATGTGCCGTATCACCCGAAAAAATCGAAAATACGCGACCGTTATTTAATTTACTGAGCTTGTAGGCTAGATCGGCTGTACTGGTACCATCCAAAGCCAATGAGTTAGTAATTGTCTGGCCATAAATGCGAGATGGTGAAGTCGCATTAATGAATGCTGCCACTTCTAACACATCTGCATCAGAAATTGGCTCAGCGATATCTAACCCATACCACTTAAGTGACTTGTCCGCTAAATGTGTAATTGCATCCATCAATGGCTCAGCAGCATAGCCATTTACTGGTACCGAAGCATGACCAACGGTTAAACCCATCAATGAAGAAACGTCTGTACCAGTTGCATTGGCAATAGCATAGGAAATTGTCGAAGTGGTACCGGTGGTTAATGACGTAATTTCAAAACGGTTATAAACATCATTCCAAGTTACTGAAGCGGTACCCAGCTTGGCTGTTAGGGCAGATGCCACACCATTTAAATTGGTGACAGCTGATAAGTTCAGGGCAGTTACAACCTTTTCAGAACCATCAATGGTGATTTTCATCGAACCATCTGAAATAGCTGTGAAGTTTGAAATATCACGTTGATCTGCAGATAAAACCGCACCTTTTAAAACCGCTGAACTTGCCGATTTAACCCAACGGCCAATATATAAAGTTCGTGGTTTTGGGGATTGGCTAAAGTACAATTCAGCAGCTTTATATTCTGGCGCATCGGTACCATAATCTAATGCTACAGGTGTAAGACCCGAGTATTCGCGTAAACGTTCAACTGGATCTACAACACCATCCGTGGCACCAAGAATAAGTAAATTACCGAAGCTACGTGGCCCTGCTGCTAATGCCGCCAAACTAATGGAGACATTAACAACGTCTGAAACAGGCAATGTCATGGATTAACTCCTAGGAAATTCTATCGGCCCAGCATCTACAAATGACTTAACAGCAAACGTGCGTAATGTTTGCCGCTTAAAGACAGCGGTTAGGTCATATCGATGTACATACTGATTATTGAGAAAGTCAGGCGCGGTGATGATCTCACCCACCTTGATAAATTTGATTTTTTGCGCTTTGAGTTGCGCGATGTTTTGCGGAATGCCTAGACCATCCTTTAGGACGTTTGCAATTGATTGGCCGTGGTCGCCGTAGAACGATAAAAACAGCGTCAATTCTTCATGTCGAATTGAATCCATTGTTTCGTCTTTCTGGTCGAAGTAAGGCCCATCATCAGGAATTATTGACTTTACGGCGAAGGCGCACCAATCCTCACCAATTTCAGGAAAAGGCGGTGGTTCTCTTTGGAAACGTGGACGAACCATATCACCTGGTAAGGATGTAATCCCGACAATGAAGGCTTGAAAGATGTCCTCTAGGTCTTGGTCATAAGCAGATCCGCCACTAGGGGTAATATATCCCCCTGAAGCAGAATCACCCATGATTACCCCAGTGGTTTAAGCTCACAAATTGCTTTTATGAAACCTTGGCCATAATGTAGATTGTCCAGCACTTGAGCCACAATGTAGGTTTTACCCTTCCACGTAATCTCATCTGCTTTGGTATTTTTATCGCCTGAAGTTAAAGCAAACTGCGTGTGAATGTTGATTGCGCCTTTAATCAATGTGCCATCTGCTCGACGGTCCATATTGAGGCCATTATTTGTAGTAACTACGCCATCAAAGGGTGTTGATGTAGTCGTTTCTTGAGATCGTCCATTGTTTCCTACGATGACCTCTGTGCGCTTACAAATAATGCCTGTGTCCATGAAGTCTGGATCTAGCAAAACGTCTGAAACATCAAGTTGAGCCACGCTTTACCTCCTTTTCCTTTTTCATGATCACGTAAGTAACCAACTTTCTAAGCTCTCCAGTATCAATCAACGGCCGAACTAGGCCAGACTCAGCTGGACCAGTTTCAAGCTGTTTAAGATACTGTTTAGCGCCTTTACGGCCACGCCGTGCTCGAGCACGGATTGTGGCCAAAGATAGAGGGGCAAATTCACCATTAACGAAATAAGCCCGAACTGAATTCATTGCAATCATTCCAGCGGACTCAAGCAATTTCATCATTTTCTGACTATTACCATCTAAAGCAGCGTCAACCGCTTTAACCAGCTTATCGCCTACCGGTTCTTGAACTTCTTCAACACCCGGCACCAGGAAAGGTCGCTCAGGAATGTTTTGAGAAGGTGAGCCGCCTTCCATGAGGTAACCAATCTGCGCATTGGTAAGGCCGTCACCATCGGTTCGAGCCTCCCCATGTGGAATACCTACCAAAACATCCATTTGAGAAAGTTCAGCTACAGCTTGGAAAATGTCAGCTAAACCATTACCAGAAGATTTAACACCACTGCTCATAATTGGATGCCTCCCATGCCAGCCATCAGTAATAACTGATAAAACTGGACGCCCCAAGTCGTTTGGTTCCAATGACCAGCATCAGTAATGAGAACGCCGGAAACATCCATAGATTTTGAAACGCCATCAACGGATTTAGACGTCTCATTACCTACGATTTTGCCAGCATCAGCACCAATGCTTGCAGCACTCATCGTACGCCGGTAAAGCGTAAGATAATGAGCTATGAACAGTGTTAAACCATAATCGAGCATATCCTCCCAACGTTCCTCACGAAGCAGCTTCTTCCCAAGGTTTAAGTAGAAATTAAACTGAAATGATGGATATTGCGTTGTATCAGCAAATGCCGGCATTTCTTCACGAAAAGAGGATTCACTGATCATGTGTTAGGTTTCCTTTGGTGTGGCCTTTTCTTTTGCCGGTGTAGCTTTAGTTAATTCAGCCTTCAACTTTGCAATTTCAGCGTCACGGTCTTGAAGTTCTTTTGCTGACTGAATTTTAAGATCACTAAGTTCTTTATCCTTAGCCTTCATTTCTTCGTCATGCTTAAGAATTTGTTTTGCTGCTTCATCAATCTGGATTTGCATTGCTGCAATTTCCTGATCTTTCTGCTCAAGGACTTGTTCAAGCTCATTGGTATATGCTGAATGTGCTGGAATTTCCTGTGAATGAGCTTTCACGAACCAATGTTTGGCCACGTCTTCTTCAACTTCTTGAATTCCAGCTTGCAAAACGATTGTTTTTGCTTCCCCTTGTTCATCACGACCAAGGTTAACGGTTAGCGGCTTACTTAGAAGAATTTGTACTAACTTAGACATGCTCACCCCTTATAGGCCATCAGCGTAATAAGCTGTTTCTGGATATACCCATTCAACAACACCTAAACGGCCGAAATAGGTAGTAATTTGTCGAATACCACGATATTCGATCGGTGTACGTTGCAACGGTACAAGCGGGAAGCGCACACGATCTTCAGACTGTGTATACGTCAACATACGATCCGTACCACCCGCACCACGTTTTACACACCACTTAGAAGGCTGGATATTTAGAGGTCGGCCATTCACTGAATTACTTAAGCTATTGAGCTTCAAGAACTCAAGAATAGAGATATTCCCTGCTTCGCTGACAATACGCGAAGTTAAGAGACTAAATTGAACTGGTGGCAATAAAAGCTTGTCCGGGCAAACCGCAAAACCAGAAGCCACCCAAGCGTTATTTAAGACAAGGTTTACATCGTCTAAAATTTCTTGTGGGGTTGCTAGTTTCCAGTTTTTATTAACGTTGGTCGCACCCACTTTAGAAGAGTTTAAAAGCCCTTCTACACCAAGCGTGTCATCGCCGATATATACCTGCTCGTCAATATCCATTTGATATTTCAGATTCATACCTTTAAATTTCTGGTCATCCACTGGACGGCCTACAGCTCGTGCAGACTCCAATTCTGGAATGGTATAACCAATTTCCATACCCCATAAGCTAAGAGGTTGGGCAGTCTTGCCGATATCCAACGCAATTCCTGCAATAGCATCGGTATTTTTACCAATCCAAGATTTCCCGGTAGGTGATGGACCACCAGCTGCAGCAAATGTAGAGTTTGTGAATGAAGATACTTCATCTGCAATTGATACATCAGAGCGCAAGTCAATATCACGACCCCATGTAATATTTGCTAATGGCTCATGTAGAGTTTGGTCGAGGCGTTCCAATTCACCTAATAGGAATGCACCAGTACTATCAATCGTACGGGCATCAAAGGTATGCATTGTTCCAGAATCACGGGTACGCGCTCGAATTGGTCGACCCATTGCTACGGCTTGAGTCATGGTCGAAGCTAAGAGTAATTTACTCATATTTTCATTTTCTCCAGGCGTAAAAAAAGACGCATATAGCGCCGTGATTTACGTCAAAAATATTTTAGATGTTGTAAGAGATTTCTACGTTGCCCTGAGCATCAGCATCATGCATAAACATTGCATTCTTGATCTCGATGGTATTCACACCATCTGCAACCGCTTCAATCCCACCGATCGGTTTTAGTTCTGTTCCTGTAGCTACACGCACATAAACTTTCCCGGCTTTTTTCGCTGTACCAGCGTTACATTTTACTGTCATGTAACCACGGCGCATGATGTCATTCACAATTCCTGATTGAGGAACAGCTGCACCAATTCCATTTAAAGCTGATTGTGTAGGATAAGAACGCACAATTAAGCCGTATACATCGGTATCAGCCGCTTCAAGCGGTACGATTCCATCTGCTGTTAGCTTTCCGAAAATACCAAAGGCGCCAAAATTACCTTTAAGGATGTGTGCTTCAACTGTGGAGTGTGCTTTTCGTGAAATATCACCTGGAATGCCTGACGGCATACGATATAGATATGCATTACCCATTTATTAATTTCCTTTGTTTGCCCAATATTCACGGTTACGTTTATTCATTTCAGCCGGTGTCATTGGCGCTCGGCCAAAATCACGAGTAGAAATGCCAGAACGTACACCAGCGGCGTTATTTTGTTGTTTGATGAGTTCCGATGCCCCAATAAATGCAGCATCGACTGTATAGGCTGGCATGGTGTCAAAGTTCGGAGTAGCACCTACAAACGGCTTCAAGGCTTTTTGGCCATCTTCCGTAGCATAAGCCTGTTTTAATACATTGCGCTTGGTATTTAAAACAGCTTGGCCATTGTTGGCACTATCGAAAGTTGGCATCTTAAAGCCCGGTACCAAAACCTCTGCACGTGATAAAACTTCTTGAAGTGAATCACCGGTATGGTTTTGAATACCTTGTTCAGATAATTTTTGAGCTTGTTCAGCTTCCAAAATATCGTCTTCGGTTTCTTTCCCCTTACCATCGTCTTCTTCATCATCATCTTCAGTTTCCGATTCAGAATCTTTGGTTTTTTTCTTTTCCAGATTTGAGAGTCGCTCATCAAATGTTTGGACTGTTGTTTGAACTGTTTTGAGGGTTTTTAAAAGTTCACGATTGATTGCAGCATCAGTTGTTTTGCCATCATCATCCTCATCGTCATCTTCGGTTTCGACATCCTCCTCATCAGTGCTCTTGGCTTTTTCCAAAGCCTCATCAATTGTACGTTTAGCTTTGCGCAAGCTTTCCAGCCAGCCTTTACTCTGTTTAGGCATAAAACTATCTCCGATTTTACAACGCGACCCACAACGCCCCTTTTTAACCAGAGCAATGTGATTTCCAAAAATATTTGTTTGAATCCCTTTTCCTACGCTAATTTCCGTGTAATCAGCGTCATACCCTAGAGAGATTTCAACCTTTCCTTTCATCACAGCATCAATCATGTCTTTGTCTGTAATGAGCAGATCCGCCACTAAACAATCAGAATCTTCATCCTCACCACGGCGTACATCATGTGCAGTTCCGTTTGAAAGTTTCTTCCAATTCTCCGGGGTTACCCAACCCTTGGGATGATCATCTGTAACAGGCTTCCCTTCAAAACTGGCGATCGTACGTGGATCAAATAAAACATCTTCACCACGCTCAATGATGATTAGACCGGAGTTGTCAGCAGTAACTGGCACTTCACCATCGGCATAAAGCAATTTACCAATCCGAGCTAATGGAACATCTCGGCAAAGCAAATAACCTTCAGGCGTTGTTTCCCGTGTTCTACCAAGTTGGCCAGTAGTGTAGAAATTAGATCTATCTACCGTGGCCTTTGATTTCGGTTTCTTTTTAAACATGGATCACCTTTTTTGCAGGCATAAAAAAACCACCCGAGGGTGGTTTTAAGATATTTAGACCTTATTGAACAACGGTTAATGCTTCTAGTGCGAAGTCATAGGACTTTATTTCTCCATCAACAAACCACACACATGTTGCCTTACCATTGTCTTTGCGAATTTTTTTCTACAGTCATTGCATAACCGCCTGAATTTAGTTGTACAACATCTCCAGCTTTAATACTCATATTTATTCTCCAGAATTTGGAATATTCAAATATAGCAGCAATTTAGCTTTGCACAATAGGCTCAAAAGTTTGGGATTACCGGTTCCGTATAACAACGACAATTAGGCAAACATCCGGCATGACCTTTTAAATTATCCAAAGTTGGCGGACTGTTCCAAGCAACAAATTTCCCATTCATTGCCTTATGGCTTGGCCTTACATCACCATCTTCACTAGTTCGCCAGATATAACCCTCGGATCCAAGATTTTCGGCTCTCGCTTGAGTAAATACGCATGATGCTCGGCTAACCTCAGTCCGGGCAATTGTATTTGCTCTGGATCTTGTCACACGGCCAGTTGCCATAATCAAGCCAGCAATCTCACTTGAACGGTTGCCTTCAATTAGCGATCGAGTAGACAGGTCATGAATACGCTGTGCTGCATCAAGTGGTAAAGACTTAATAAGCCTTACTTGGTCATTTAAAAGCTGCTGATATACGGCTCCAGTGTCCGTATTCCTGATTTGCTCACGTACACCACGTGATAAATCCTTTGCATAAATGAGCCAAGTTTTCTCATCCCTTAAAGCGACATCAGTAATGATTCGACCAGCTGCATTTTGCGCCCAAAACTGAAGCGTGTTTGCATACTCGTTTAATGACGCAATCATCAGTGGGTATGACTTTGGATCATTTACATCAAAGCCTTTAACGATCATATCAATGTATCCCGCAATCTTTCTAAGCTGCTGGCTGTACCGTATCTCGGTCTTCCTCGCCAGGTGCGGTGATATCCGACTTATTTGACTCTTCATCGTCATAACCTTCTTTTGGCGGCGGTGGATCATCTTCAGCCTGGTTAATTTCCTCATCAGAAATATGAGAGAAAATACCGGTAGATTCGCTTGATTGACGCAATTCTTTTAACGCCGTCTGACGTGAGATGATTCCAGCCTCTTCAACCTTAGTAACTGCCTCGGCAACTTTGGCCGCAATCTCTGCCTTTTTCTCGTCATCGATCTGCCACAATGAAGCGAAATCAAACTTAAATGAATCAGGTAGAGGTTTACCTAGTTTTGACCGCGAAACAATTTCAAGCAACTTATGTAAAGGCGTACGCATACGGCCTTCTTGCTGCTGGTTGATATTGTCGTAATAGTTTGATAAGTCAGACTCACCAGTTGCACTAAACCCCGCTGGAGACTGCCCAAATAAACGAACTAATGGAATACCCAAAGCACCAGCAATTTGCTGGCCAAACTGCATCAGAATATTATCAAGCCCGGCAAAGCTATATTGATGGGCTTCATAAGTATCTTCAGCATCCATCAGCGTTAGGCCTTCATTAGATTGCCATAGACGAATTTGATTGATCTGCTCAACCAAAGCGTCATACATTCGCCCACCGGCTGCAATAAGACTACGCAAGCCTTTTACCTTGTATGTGCGTAAGTGTGCTTTATAGATAAGCTGGCCAGCACCTAATGTGGCGCTATCAAAAATAGTTAAACGATCCTCTAAGCGCTCAATAACTGATTGGCCCCATAAATTTTCCGCTATAGCCTGCCAGTAAGGTAGTTTAATCCCATCCATTCTGAAAACACGTGAATAATGAATGCGCTGATTACATAAGCCTACTGAGTCAGTAATGACATCATAGTATTTAGGCATTCCATAATCTGGACCATACTCGGTGACTAGATCTTGCAAGTCAGGTAAAACCATCCAGCGATCTAAAACAAGCAACCCTTTGAACTGATCTTTACCAATAGTATTTACATTAAGTGGGGTAGATACATTTTGACCGTCAATTAACATTACAGCGATAGCCCCACCGTAAAGTCGGGACCAGCGGATTGTCTCATTGATCTTATCCCACACTTGCAGGCTATCTAGTTCCTGGTTAATTGCCTCCACATCTTCTGGATCATCCATGCCACGGATGTTAATTCCTTCACGCGTCATGTCATCCGCTACAACATCGACCGCTTGCCCAACCACCCAACTTGATCGATACATCGCTTCAAGCTTCAATCGATTTCGGCTTGTGAAGTTAAAACCATAAGTCGATTGATCGTGTTGACTTCCAGAACCCAACCCAACTCGAGCTGCAAAGTTCTGGAACGAATCTCTTGTAAATTTAATTAAGCCCATAACTTTCTCTTTATAGCTTGCCCCAAATATTGAGCTCAGCAATTTGCGGGTTAAAGCAAATCATCACGCTATCTGCCCGGTTCGGTGAAGCTGTGCCATCAGGTTGTTTGTTGACTAGGATTTTCCCAACACCGTTTTTTGTGTACGTTGGTTGAGATAGCTCAGTAGTGAGTAGTGCTAATTCCTTGGCATCGATATCTTCACTTGATAGTGAAATGATCATGTCTGGATCATAATCACGCCCATCAAGTGCTCTAAAAGTTTCTTGGAAGCGTAAACGTAATGACCACCAAGACTGAGCTTTCAAATTGGCAAAAAAGTCTTTATTAAGACGTTTCTCTACCATTTCCCCTTCAGGGTCATGAACTGAACCGGATCCGCGGAATGACTCCACATTAATCTCGGATAAGCCCAGCTCTCTGCGCTTTTCATTAATCACACGGGCATCACCACGGCACCCAGCGCCAAGGCCATCGGCATCGTAAAACAGCGTATCGATGGATTTCTCGAAGCAGAAATCCATAGCTTTTTGAGTCGTTCCAAAAATGTCATCGCCTTTACCAGACCATGTGGCCAAGTAAGTCATGACAACGCCGTGACGTGCTGCAAAAGAGTTTTTATCCTTACCTTCATCTGCAACGTCTAAGCCGCCAATACGGTCACCAGTCGGCTCAATCTGAAGCTTCTTATGCGCATCGATAGCAGCTTGAACCCAAGTACTAGGAATTAAGACGCCTTCTACAGAAGCGGCATAGTTAATATCAACCTCTTGAGCAAGAACCACATCATCAAGTGTGGCCAGCTGCTTTTCATACCATGGGTAAATAACTTTGCCGTTATAGGTAACGGTCCAGTTCTTATCCGGGTTAGCTCGCCAAGGCATGGTAAAGACGGCGTAACGACCACTAAATCTATCCTGGTGAAATCGATCACCAATACCGTTAGGTGTGGATCCTTTAATATGAACGTTGGTGTTTTGAGAAATGGCAGCATCTACAGCTTCTTGCCGTTCTACGAATGCCCATTCGTCCAAAAAATACATCGTAGTACGTCCACCACGCCCGATGTTGTCACCCGCTTCACCAGTAATAGTTGCGCCGTTATCTGGGTTAATGATTCGCATGTAGTTATCATGCACTTTCTCGACAAAGCCCTTAGGTTTTAACCATTGGGGCATTTTGCTGAACATATCGCGGAATTTATGAAATAGGGTTTTAGGGTCGCCCTTCTTATCTACCAACTCTTCCTTACGGCTACCAACACCACCTGCAAAACCTTCAACGAATAACCAACGATGCAAGAAAAAACCCAGCACAACGTAGCTCATGCCCTCATCACGGGATTTTTCAATTAGACCGTGTGTTTGGGTGCTTTCACGTTCCTCTAGCCACTCCACAAGCTCAACTTGTTTAGGCCGTAATACAAAAGGAATATTGGCAGGTAAACCAAAAGCCATACCGCGCGGATCATATGTCCATATCCAATTGTTAAACCAATGGACTGGATCCTTACTGCACTTGTATAGCTCTGCTTGAATGCTAAGTTCGTTTTGCTCAATTGCAGCCTTGTAGTAATAACGCCGTGTCATCTCAGTCATTACTTCAGGCAGGCGTACGTTAATAGTCCACTCTTTAATTAAAGGGGCTATTTCATCTAATGCGTATGTCATAGCTTTCCATTAATCACTAAGCGAGAAAGTTCCTGAGGCGAGAGTTTCGAAAGCTCTTCAGGTTTATATGCTGGTTGAGGTGGCTTTTCTGTATTTTCCGTTTTAACTGGCCCACCACCAGCCCCTGTTATTTCCTTACGGTTGGTATATAAGCCGCCAACCTCTTTAGCTGCCTGCTCTAAAAGGCTCGGCACAATGACAGGGTTTTCTTTGAATTGTTCATGATCGATGAACCGTTGTAGACGCTTGAGGCGGTAGGCAATGTTTGCGATTGGAATTGCGCTAAGGTTGTCGTTCATTTCCTTTCGCACTCTGTAGAACTCAGTTTTAAATTCTTCGCTTAAGTCCTGTCCTGTTTTTTTTGTTGGGTCGTATGCTTCACATTGCTGTTTGGTTACGGTGATACCAAATTCTTCTTGGACGCCTCTTGCTGTTTCACTAGGTGTCTCATAGGTAGCAAGTGACCGTACTATATAGAGTTTCACCCGTTTATTAAGCCTTGCCATTTATCTCTATCCGTCCAAGTACGTCCAAGTAGAGTGGCAAAAAAAATTTAAACCACCTTCAAGTTACAAGTGCCGCAAGCGTAATGAACATCTGCCCGTGACAGCTGCGGTCTTTTATTAGCTGCTTCAACCATCCGCATAACATCCTCACTAGCTCCATATCGACGAACAACACCTGTAAATTCTTCAACATCGTGACCTTGAATAGCTAACTTAGGCATACCAGTTTCTCTGTTATAAGCTGGTGTTCCGTATTGGTCCTTCTTATGTGCAATGTGATAAAGCTCGTGTTCAACCAAAGCACAAAAGTTCACATCACTTGCTATACGTGAATATGAAGCATCAAAAGTAATTAAGTATTCAGGTAAATAATTGAACCATTGGATGTATTGTTCTTCTTGTCGTTCTTTCTTCCAGCCACCAGCATTGATCATGACTTTTTCAGTAGTCCCAATGACCTGACGGCCTTGCTTTTTAAAGCCAGATCTAGCCCACATCACAGCAATATCTGGATATCGAAATGACCGTAAATGCATATGATCAGGGTTAAATAATTTAGATTTAGGGTCTAGAAAAACCTTTCTTATCCATTCCCATAATTCTGGCGCTGGAACAAAGTTAGGTGTATCCATTTCAAAAAGCCATTCTGGAGGCATTGGACGAACAGGAACATGAAAGCCAACTTCGTTTTTCATAAATTAGTTCCATTAAAAAGTCCCTATTCGGGACTTGGTAATTTAAAACTTAAGTAAAAGTGATTTTTCTTTAAATCTCTAAACTATTAATAGTTTAGTTACTATTTTGCGCCTCAAGCATATCTAACAGACTTTTTCGAAACTCAGGAATTGAAAAAACATCAATATATGGCATTCTAAGTATTCGTTTATTTTTCTTAAGAACTCCTAAACTAGAAACGGACTGAGATGAATCCGTATAGTAAAAAAATTCAAAACAGTATCCCTCAAAAATAGTTAAAAAACGAATTCGTTCATTATTATCAATACTACAATGAATATCAGTTATAAAATCTAACTCTTCATTCTTAAAAGAAGTTATCGTGCTTACTAATTTTGAAATTCTGACATCGTAACATTCTGTTAGAACTACACGATCATTCTTAATACATTCTTTTAAAAAATTTTTTGCAACTGGCGATTCATCAAAAAATTTCAATTTATTAAAAACTTCATGACTAGATTCAATTCCTCTCCATATAATAGAAATTAAATATAAAATTAGTTTTTTTTGATTAACACCCTGAATTTCATAGTGATTATCTCTTTTTTTATGTTTTACAGATTTCTTTTTATTTCTTAAAATATCTAGAGAATAGCCTTCATATTTTGTATTTAAATCATGCTCGCAATCTCCACATAGCATATATGTGGCCCACTGATCTTGATCTTTAATCACTTTTTTATGCTGTTTATCAAGTCTTAAAGCGTAATTTGCACCATTTAAAGCCTTTTTAAAAACTGCTCTCCCAATAACATGAGAGCGCTTCAATTCTTTTTCTAGGTCGCATAGTTTACAAATTCCTTTTTTCATATTTTTTCTGCATATAGCTTTTGAGGTTTAATTTATATTTTATCAATAAAATTAAAGTAATAAAAATTTTATGATTATTTATTAAATAAAAAGCCCCGCCAATAATCGATATTTAGCAGAGCTTCTTGTGCCATACTATGCTCGGCAACTTTTCTATAGAATCGTAAAGGTAAAAGTTTAAAAATCCTTTCATTGGAGATTATTAATTAAAATAATATCGTTTAAATTCATCTTATTAAGCAATAAAAAATCAATATCACCCTACTGTTCAACTTCTTTAAATAAAATATACAAAGCTGCATAGTTATCTATAGCTGTAACAATTTCCTGCTTTTTTTGATCAAATGGTATAACAGGTGTCCGTTTTTGATGAACTTTATCAATAATCTCATCTTTCAACTCGATATAAAAAACCGTAGATTTAGGGAATTCATCGCTATCATTGAATTGTTTGCCATAAAATAAAGGATAAAATTTATTTAATTGATCAATTAACAACCTTGTTAATTGAACTTTTATTTCAGACTTAAGATCATTGAAACAATCCGATTGTTTAATTTCATTGATGAGTGAAAAAAAATATTCTGCTCTACTATCCACTAAATGGCTGCTTCCAAAAACACCTGAAAAATGTAAACTTTTCAAAAGTAACATCCGATATGTTGAAACTTTAATTGACTTTAATTGATCTATTGTTACTTGTAACTCCTTTTTTGCTTCTTTTAGTTTAACGATATTGCCTCCAATAGATAGCTCTTGAACCTCATCAAAATATGCAATTATTGCGGATACAATTGCAGAAAATATTATCAAAATGACGAAGTGGTTTGGCTCAATATATTTATTCCTTAAAAGGATAAAGGAAATAAATGAAAATAAGACAAACGTAATTAAAGAAAATATGATTCTCATGCAGTTTTTTTAGCAAAGAAAATTTTATTATCAACGATTTAAATATCGTTGCAATAAATTTTTCGATATTTTCATTTAAAGATAGTTTATTCATTCTGATAAAATAAAAGCCCATCATTTGATGAGCTTTAATACCAGTGATTTACTTACACTTCCAACACTGTATCACAAATATGCCATACCCCGTGCGCACACTCAAGCGGTTTTTTCAAAAGTTTCAAATCTGAAATGCGGATTTCGACTTTTGATATAAGCCATACCACATTTTAAATCCTGTCTGATTTGATTAACTGAAGTGTCATTACTTTGAGCAATATCACGTAATGAATTGCCCATAACATGATGTGACCAAATTGCTGAGATCCATTCTTGTAAAATATGGTCTTCAATTAATTTAATATCAATAATCAATCTATGGATTGCACGTGCCTCATTGTCATTTAACTCACAGCAAGTACCCTTACGGCGAATGCATAAACGATCTTTTAGATTTTCATCGCTCATATACATAGCTATTAATTTTTCTCTTTGTTTTTGAGTGATGCGTTTTGTTGGCATCGTCTTAACAATTTTGACCATTGTTTCGGTATCGCCGTTTAGCCAAGCTCCAAGCTGGCGACACCACTCTTCAAAACTAAATCTAGACCAATCGACCGCTTGTAAAATGTGTTGTTGTACTGGCATATTCATTTTCATCCCACCAATTGCTCAATTTGTTTAATCGCCACGCCTGCTTTCACTTGCTCTGTGCTGAACCGTAAAACTGTAAAACCCATCATTGCTGCGGAGTTGTATTTCTCCATATCCCCTAAATAGCCCTTACCTCTTGTGTGACGGCCTCCGCTCCAGATCCCGCCTTCTACCTCAATCAAAATCTTTGAACCCTTTATTAAAAAATCTGCTCTCCATTTGCGTTCAGGATGGAACTTATATTCCTGTTCAAATCCAATCTTGCATGCTCTTAAATGCGTTGCCAGAACCACTTCACCCACACTTGGTTGTCTGGCAACTTGCTTTGCTGAACGGCGCTTTTTATTTTTCTTTATGGGAAATAACTTGCGGTATTCAGCAATGCTGACTGATGACATCAAGCACCACCTTTGAGCACTTGCTCTATAGCTTTAAGGGTTCGAATCATTGCCATTTTTAGAAATTCATGATTGCCGCGCATGTCCTCTTCAACATACTGCAAAGCAAATTGAGTCTCTTTTAATGCCGCATCCACCCGCTTTTGCAGCTTCAACATGTTTATGCCTTGTTGAGTGTATAGGGCTTGCAGCTCGTCACGCTCTTGCTTGATTTTTTTAAAGTGAACTTCATGACCAATCACTTCACCGTGATGAGATGCTTTAAGCTCTGTAATTTCTTGATGCAAATCAATAATTGCCTGAGCCTTCACACGGTTTAAGCGCTCAAGTTCTGCAATGCGCCCATGATTACCTTTTATTGTGGCTTTAAGCTCGTCCACTTTCGCTTGATGGTGCTGTAAGTACTCATGAAGGTTAAGGCTGTCTGGATGAGCTTCAATAAATTCCTCCCATCCATTTCTTACATGTCTTAGCCACCCATCTGCATCGCCAAAATTTCTATTATTGTGATCAGCAATATAGCCATCTAACGAATATGTTATTTTTTCAGCGATAACTTTATATTTATCCATCTCAAACATCCTTTGATTCAAAGTAAAAGGTCACAGGCTTCTGGATGAACTCAACCAATCCAAAGCGCATTAAGTGGCGTATCTGAGAGCAGTCACGAGGCACTTGAATATCACGATAGTGCGCTAGAAGAGAGCGCTAAGACTCTAAAGACAATGAACGCTTGTTGTGATTACAAGCAGTGCATGCTGGCATTAAGTTTTCGTATGTATCGTTTTCAGGTTTTTCAGGCTTTCCTGTAGTTAAGTCACGGACTACTGCAACTAGATGATCTGCATGCCACTTATCGCCAAGCAACTCACCACAATAGGCACAATGGCCGTCATACTTCTGTTTTAACTCTTCGCGTTGTTTTTTATTTAGCCTCATGATCTTTCACCTCACAAAGCGGGCTGATGTGGTTTTCTGGTTTGTCTAATACTTCGCAGTCAATGCGGAGCCCTATCTGCTTTTCTGCTTCAGTTGCTTTGCGATACCTATCAAGTTTCTTCTTAGCAATTGTTATGATTCCAAAGTCTTTGCTAAAGCCATGAAAGTAGTGCTTATGTTCGTACAGCAGCTCAACAAGACCTGAATTAACAGCCGTTTGATTAACTAGGATGTCGCCTTTTTTAAACTCACTCATGGCTGGCTCCTTTTTCTGCATCACACATTTCACATTTATCTATATGCCCCCACCCATCATCTCGAATGAAGCCAAACCCCTTACAAGCCTTACATTTGACTTTCTTTTTCTCACCCACCAAGAAATATCGATCTTTCTGGTTGTAGGTAATATCAATAGAACCTGAGTAATAGCGCCTTAACGCCCCATCAATATGAAATTCGTGTGGACCTACACAAAACATCCACCCCGAATCCCCGCCGCACTTTGTAAACCATGTGAAATATGCTTCTCTCCATTTCACATAACGGCCAGACAGATGAGGAGTCAACAATTCAATTAAACGTGCTCTAAGCATCTCCATGCTTGCTGACATATCTCCATAGTGATATTCAAGATCGTAGCTATACTCGCCTGTGTTATATCTAGTTGGCATGAGATTCACCGCCTCCGTATATTGATTCGTAATCAGCAATTGCTTTAAGCAGCTTGTATCCAGCAGATTCAGGTTTATCTTTGCAATGAGACAAGTCATATAGTTTTAAGTCCTCAATGCCACCCCATGATTCGACTAAATCAATAGACTCCACCAGACGCTTGAGGTCAGCTACATAAACAATCTCTGGGCTTGGTTTAAACAGAGACGAATATTTCTTGTCTTTAGCCCTGTATTGAGTTGCATTCATTTTTGGCTGATTAGCAACAACCTCCCTCGCCTTCTCCACCCTGTACTCACGAATAAACTGTTCTGGTTTCATACCGCCTCCTTGTAACGTCTAGTCATGGCTTCCTGCTTAAGCTGGTCTAGCATTTTCAGCTTTCTTAATTTCTCATAGAGGTTCGCTGCTGCTCTTGTTTCTTCATTACGAGTACCGAGGTTGTACGCTCTACGCAGCTTCATCATTGAGGTGTAATCTGCAAATTCGATCATGCTTTCAGCTCCCCTTTAACATTCAGCAAGTCCTTTGCAAACTGAGTTGCTTTGTAAGTTGCGTATGAGTCCTTTTCCAAGTAGCCGCTTTTAATTAATTCCTGCACATAGCATTGGATAGTGTTGTTAGGTGCATCTAACACATGGTCATGCAAATCCTTCATCGTGAAAGGTTGTGTTGCATGTGTAGCGAATAACAAAATGTCAAAAATGTTTTGGAATGCTTTAACTCGTTTTATTGCTTTCACGCTGCACCTCTCTCTTCCATAGACTGGTAATACTCAGGGCTTAAGTCAGCGAAAGTTGCGCGTGACAAGTCTGTAGCTAATCGAACTGTGCCAATTGAGCCGTTACGAGCCTTACCTATGATGATTTCTGCTGTACCTGCTTCTTTAGAATCCTTGTTGTAGACTTCATCGCGGTAAATAAACATGATGATGTCTGCGTCTTGCTCTAAGTCGCCTGATTCTTTTAGATCTGCATTTACAGGGCGTTTGTTTGGGCGGTTCTCTAAGTTACGGTTAAGCTGTGCTAGTGCGATCACAGGACAATCAAAGTCACCTGCCATACGCTTAAGCTCATTAGATATTTCACCGATATCTTTGTCAGAACGACCAAAGTTGTTTTTAGTGAGTGGTGTTACTTTCTGGATGTAATCAACAAAGATTGCGCCAATCTTTCCGTATTTGGCTTGAACCTTCTTAGCTGATCTGCGGATAGTTGCCACAGTTGCGCGGTTGTTGTCGTCGATCATCAAAGGTGCTTTCTCAAGTACCAGAGCAGCGTTATTCACCTTCTGTGTATCGTCGCTATTTGGATCAATATGTCCTGTTAATACTTTGCGTAGCTCTACCCCACCAATGCCACTAATTAAACGCTGTGCAATCTGTCTGCCCTTCATTTCGATTGAGATAAACAGAACTGGTAAAGACTGGTTAATCATCATGTCTGCTGCAATGTTTTGAGCAAACGTTGTTTTACCCATTGAAGGACGCGCACCAATGATGACTAGATCGCCTTTGCTGATTTCACCTAGTTTGTTGTCCAGAGCAGTAAAGCCAGTCTTGATACCGCCCTCATAAGGCATTTGGTTATGAATTGCCATGTGGCGATCAAGGAACTCTTTTACAGCTTCTTTTGAAAACTCATGAGCATGTTTAAGCTTTTCCTCACCAGCACCAAAATCTAAGTTTTGAACTAACGATTGTGCTTTGTTCACAGCAGATTCAGCAGTGTGAGTTGCCATGTCGTTAGCGATCGAACTAATCAACTTGCTAGTCTCTTGAAGCTTTCTGCGAGTAGAGAAATCTTTTAGCTTTTTGATGTGTGTTACTAACAAGCTCACATTGCTTGCGCGGTTCATGAGGTTCACAAGAAACTGCTCATCGATTTGGTTTGCTTCAAGCGGATTAGCTTTAATCAACTCGAATACAGTCACCTCATCAAACGCTTCACCCTTATTCAATTGGCTCTTGATGTGGGCAAAGATGATCTGGTGTTGTGATGCATAGAAATCTTGTGCATCGATCTGAGAGATAAACTCATCTGCTGCCTGATCGATTGTCATGAACGTAGACAAGATGCTTTGCTCAACAGGGATAGAAAATAATTCAATCATTGGTCCATCCCCTTAAATTTCTTAGCAACACCTTTGAATTGTGTTGCTGGTTGTTCATGGATAGTTTGTTGCTGCTCAGCAACTGGATTTTCTAATTGCTCAAGCTCTGCATTTGTCTCTTGCCAGTTCCAAGCAGCTTTGAAAGATTCCCAACCACGAACAACGATAATTTGGAATACACGCTCATTGCTTAGCTTTGCTTCCTGAGCTTGTTTGAAAACAAGTTGTAAAGCACGTTGAGTTACTGGTTTTTTCTTCTTGTTGCGAAGATCAAGATATTCTGTTGCTGTTTGCTCAGATACTCCGTTTTTCAACAAGAAATCTTTCGCTTTGAATTTTTGTGTTTTTGGTGCTGAATCAGCACAAATAATATCTGTAGTATTCTCTGTGTATTCTCTGTATGTATTCTCTGTATTAGATGGGCGGATTTGTGCATTCAGTATGGCGGAATTGTGCATACAGTCTGGCGGATTTGTGCATTCAGTATGGCTGTTCTGTGCATTCAGTATGGCGGAATTGTGCATACAGTCTGGCGGATTTGTGCATTCAGTATGGCTGTTCTGTGCATTCAGTATGGCGGAATTGTGCATACTATTAATATCAATGCTTTCAGAGTATTCGATCAAAGCTTGATATAGGTTTTCACGCTCTACACGGTAGTAAACACGACAAGGCACACCCATCTTTTTCTCAGAGATGAATTTAAGTGATTTAAGTGTTGCTCTGGCCGTATCTTGCTCACGACGAGTAAGACCAGTTTCTTGAGTCCACTCATGATGTGTTTTAAAGATCCAACCTTCACTGTCTTTAGTGCGAGAAGTCCAGTAGACCAATTGAGAGAGCATTAATGCCCCATTGATCCCACATCCTAAAAATACATAGTGCTTGTTGAATGCTATTGGCTGTTCGTTCATAGCTTCAATCAACTTAATAATTGGAATTGATGCACCCATCAAACACCTCTCAATACAAATGCAGCTAAATCAGCTTTTGCTTTAGCCAATGCCATAGAGTTTTCGAGAGTTCGATTAAGCACATAAGCCTCAACCGCTTTTTGAAACAAACTAATCTTCCGATTTAGTTCAATGTCTGCTAATATTGAATAGTTCATTTGGTCCTTCTCCGATTGAACGTGACCGCTAACCTGTTCGCGCAGGAAGCGGTTTTTTAATATCCGAGTTCTTCATTAATTCCAAAGTCTTCAATGTCATCTTGAAAAAGATCATCGACTGAACCTAGGCGTCCCATATAAGCCTTTGATAGATTCAAAAGCGCTGCCAACTTTTCCTTGTGAATTAACTTGTATTTCTTCGGTACGATTTTTAATTCAAGCAAATCCAACATTGCGCAAACATTCTCAATATCTGACAAGCCATTGTTTTTCTTGTCATTTTTAAATCTTGAAAATGTAGTTGGATCTAGCCCCAACTTTTCAGCAATCTGGGAGTTATTACTGTTTGCAAGAATGCGTAAAACCCTTGTAATGCTATTTCTCGCACTTGCACTCAATTCGGTTGATACTTTGCTCATGGTTTAGTTCCTAAGCGGTTAATTGTTTTGAACAATATTCCTTCCATAAATTTTCTAGTTTTCTTCCTAGATCATATGAAAGGCGTTTCCCACATAACCCGCGCTCTAAATCACTAACGTAATTCTGTGAGCACCCGATTTCTGCGGCTATAAATGTCTGAGTAAGACCCTTTTCCCTTAACTCAGAGATCATCTTCTGCCATTGATTCATGGGCGGTCTCCGATAATTTTTATTAAATATATAGGTTTTCCGATATTTATTCAATAGCCAAACCGATTGAAATATGTATCAGAATTCCGATAGAAGTAACGATGGACAAATTTATGGCTACTTTGGGCGAAAACTTAAAAGCAATTCGCAAAGCTAAGAAAATGACTCAAAAAGAACTGGCTATGAAGTCAGGTGTCAAACAATCTGTAATTTCTGATCTCGAAACAGGGAATGCCAAATCGACAGGCTCTATACTTGAGCTGGCTACCGCACTTGGTGTTACCGCAGAAGAGCTAAAAAAAGGAATTGTCAGTAAGTTTGACAATAATGTTGAGCCTATAACTAAAAAACTAATTCCCGTTCTTTCTTGGGTGCAGGCAGGGACAATGACATCAGTAGAAGCTATCGATCCTAATAAAATAAATGAATGGTTGCCACCACTTAGTGCAGATGATCCAGATGGTTGTTTTTATTTGAGAGTAGTTGGAGTAAGTAATTCCCCTAGATATGAAGAGGGAGACTACATTTTAGTTAATCCAAACTATCAAGTTTGCGATCTAATCGCTGATGACCTCATCGTTGTTAGAAATAATTCAGACGCAACCTTTAAGAAGCTTGTAATTGAAAGCGACCAGCGCAAATACTTGCAAGCATTAAACCCCAACTTCCATCCCAATATTATTGAATTTGAAGATGGTATGGAGCTCGTAGGCTTAGTTATTGATGCATTTAGACCATTAGGCGGATCACGTCCAAAGCGTGTTAGAAAAAGTTAAATTAAGGTTTTAGGTGATATATGGACAATTCAAAACTACCAATCAACCAGATTATTGCTCGTATCAATGATGCAGCTAAACATGGTGAAGCTTTGGTGCTGACTGCTGAAGAGGTAAAGATTCTTTCTAAAGATATTGGCGACAAAGTCTTTATTCCTGTGCTTACTAATGAGCAGGTCGTGCAGTTGGTAAAAGAAGGAAAGCTAGGACAGAAAATTAATAACACAAAAGATTAATAAACTGTGAACCCGACACAGTCTTTACAACAGATCGGGTGGGGAAAATAATGAGTAAGACAGTTGTAAAAGACAAAACCGTACACTACAAAAAAGTAGACTTTCTAAAAGGCGCGAACCTTGGAAACTTACTTAAAGCCCAACTATTAGATAAAGACTCTTTTTATCATAAAGCTATTAATAGGCAGCAATTTGTATCGGCTACTAAAGATGATTTTATCCTTATAAATCACGCAAGTTCACATCAAAGTATGTTCTTTGGAGAGCTAATCATAGTGGAGTCTGGTAAAGCTCAAGCTGTTTTAAAAATAGACAATGATAGTGCTACCGAATTCCCAATCAAAACTTACTTAACGGAAGATTTACCTGATGATGAGGATGAATCTGTTGAAGTAGTGCGCAAAGAATTTATTGATAGTGTTTTATATTTTGGAGTGATTGATAATCATGTTGCAATTATTCAATCCAGATCATTAACAGCAAGAACTCTTGAGTCTTATTTAGGTTGGCTTTTGGGTGAAGCAGCTAAAGCCTTACCAGCGAATAGTGCCTTAATCTTAAAAGATGCTCCGAACCCGGCAATTAAAGAAAAATTGGAATCAACGCCAGCCAAGACCATCTCAATCTCATCTGGAATTGGATCAACAGAATTGCAACCGATTCACAAAATAGAGTCGAACGTACCAGCTAAGATTGATTACAAAATTGAAGAAAATGTGGTTGATGTTTTAAAAACTGCATTTGGTGTCGATTTGGATGATTTAAAACTTGAAGATGGCCTTGATGACGCTAATTTAAAGCTTAAATTAACACTCACCTATAATCGAAAAACATCCAAAAGCGGGCAAAAAGTAATTGATACTGTTGCATCATCTATGAGACATAATGATGATTATGTTATAACTCTTGAAGATGGTACTAAGGTCACAGCGGATAACTTAAAGATGAGTGGAAAAATATCTGTTGAAACAATCAATAATAAAGTTTATAACGACGGCCTTAAAGTTCAATTGTACAATTGGATGACTACCAATATTAATTTTGGTGATTAATCATGGCTAAACGCTACTTGCCGTTTTACAACAACGCTAAATTTATTGCATTAGTGTTAGTAGCTCTATTTGTCATTTTTTCAGTTACTTTTAAATTTCTTGCCCTTGATGTAAATATCAACTTGGTTCAATTTTCCTTTGTTTTGTTATTACCGTTAAGTCAAATTTATCTAGCCTACAAAGGTATGCTCGATGCATTGAAGCTTGATGGTTTAAATCAATCAGAGCGGGATCGCCTCACGTCCACTGTGGATATAAGGAGCAAATCATCACTATATGTTGCCATTTTATTTATAGTGATTGTTTTTGGAATGTATGTTTTCAATGAATTGAATTTACTATCAAATCAGCATCTTTTAGCATTAGTCTTATCTGTAGGCTTAACCTCAATATTAAGTTTCTTTTTGGCATGGAGTGATTTAAAAGAAATATCTATGCTTGAGAAAACCCTTAAGGCTCGTAAAGAGGCGAGAGAGGCCAGAAGCAAAGTAATGAGCAATAAATAAAAATCAAACACTACCCTTCTCACCCAACCCACCCCGTGTGGGTTTTCTTTTGTCTATTAAAGCATAAAAAATCGGATTTTCTATAAAAATATCGGATTACCTATTGACTAATAATATCGGAAATGCGATATTTATCTCACAGACAACAAAAAAGCACACCGCCCCTCCCCAGGTCCGATGTGCTTTTGTAAAACTGCGAGATCAATTATGAACGTAAAAGCTCCTCCTTTCAACTCATTTGCATTTGTCAGCATGGCTGCTCTTGCAATTTCTGGTGGTTCTTTAGTTGCTTGCCAATTGCAGCCAGCTTTCCAAACAAAAGAAGTACCTACTCTTTTTACACCTAAAATTCAACCAAGTACTTACGGTGTGTTAACCGCGAAAATCACAGGTAAAGATTCTGGCGTTGCCGTCATCAAATTAGATAGCTTCCGTTTAAACGTTAGCTTTGATTTTGAAGCCTATCCAGACAGCTACGGCGTTCCAGGTTCTGAATTCACCGCTGTTGATATTACCCAACTCACTGTAAATGAAATCACTGACATTAATGGTAAGTCATATAACGATTTCACCGAATTTGAAGACATCCGAAACATCAATGGTCTTCTAAAAGGCTTCATCGAACGTAACAAGTTGGTGGAGGCTTAAAGATGACTAATTTCAAAAAGCACCCTGATGGCTACATGTCATTTTTAGGCCGTGATGATAAGGGCCTCTACTCTGTTCGCATTGGCTGGCAAGTGTACGCATCTAATGCTAATGGCTCAGTTCTTTACAAAGTTAAAGACGGAGTTAAGACGCCTTTAAATGTGTTCAGGTTCCAAACTTCTTATCCAAAAGTTTGGAATGAACTCACCCAAGAAATCGATTTTCAGCGCAGAAAGCAGCTCGCTATAAAACTGCGTGAAACAAACATCCCTACCTATGACCGCAAAGCTTATAAAACTAAGCGCGGCTTCACTGGCTCAAGATAAGGATAATAAAAATGGCTCTACCGATTATTACTGCTGACCAAACTTTATTAGTTCAAGCAATTATTGTGTACCTATACGCTGATCCGGGTTTAGGTAAATCATCGATGGGCTTTACTGCGGAAAAAGCAATTTCTTTTGACTTTGACCGTGGTGCTCACCGTACTGGTGAATTACGTCGAGGTGCGGTTGTACAGGTTCAACAATGGAGTGATGTTGCAAACCTTACGCCGCAGGACTTAGCACCCTATAAAACCGTAGTCATTGATACCGTGGGTGCAATGCTTGAATGCATTAAAACCCACCTGTTACTTACGGCAAATAACCGTCAAAAAGATGGTTCTTTAAAGTTAAAGGCTCAAGGATTAGCGAACCAAACGTTCAAGCAATACATCAATACTTTGATCAGTTTAGGTAAAGACGTTGTTTTCATTGCACACGCTTCAGAAGATCAAAACGGTGATCAAATTATTTACCGACCAGATCTAGGTGGTAAAAACCGTAACGAGCTTTACCGTATCGCAGATGTGATGGGTTATCTAACAACTGTTACTACAGGTGAAGGTAAAAATGCCCGCGTTATTAATTTTAAACCCTCGCCTACACATCATGCGAAAAACTCAGGTGCTTTAGGTGGTGAAACTGGTGAAGTATGGGTACCAGATCTTAAAGCACATCCTACTTTCTTGGCTGACCTGATTACTCAAGCTAAAGATCACATTAACACCTTAACGCCTGCACAACTTGCAGCAGCTAAAGCCCAAGAAGAGCTAGAAAACTGGAAACAAAGCTGTGAAGAAGCTGAGCATGCAGGTGACCTTAATCAATTAACTGAGTCGCTTGATAAAGAACATATGTATTACCAGAACATGCGCCAAGCAATGTTAATGAGGGCTAAAGCATTGAATTGCACGTTTGATAAGCAACGTGGCACTTGGATTAGTCCACCTGAATTTAACGGTATCTCAGATCAACAAAGAGATGAACTTCAAAACTTTATTGCTGAACGTGGCCTCGATGTAAAAACAGTTTGTGAGCACTTAGGTATCGATGCCCTTATCCAAATTGAAGCGGCAAAACTTAAGGCAGTTAAACAAGAAATTGAAACCTTAGCGAAAACGGGGATGACAGCATGAAAAATATTTTAACTGCTCAAGAAGCATTTGCAGCACTTCAAAAAGGTAAAACTGTTCTATGTCGTCCTATTGGAGACATGTTGGACTTTTCTGACTTAGATCAATTCCCCGCTTCTGTTTTTGGTAAACCGGGTTTTGAATTCTGCATCAAAATCGAAACTATTGAGCTGGCTGGCATTACATTCACAAAGCCATTAACTATTGATGAATATGAGGAGGGACAGGATGTTTTTGTAATTACTACATATTCGCCTTCTATTTATGTCGTGAATTTTAGAACCACCGCATTAATTGAATCTATTAATAGCGGCTTTGTTCAACGTGATGCAGAAAACGCCAAGCTTCAATTAAAAGCACTATCTAAAGCGTTAGGTTTTGAAGTTAGTGACGATTTTAGTGTTATTCGCCTAGGTGACGAACCAAAGAAACAGCGTGCTAAGAAATCAAAAGGTGCACAGACAGTAGTTGTAGAAAAGACTTCTGAAATTGTTGATGAAGTTAAACAACCTACAATTGTTATTACTGAGCAAACAAATGTAACTACTTCTAAAGACTCATTGGTGCAATCCGAAGATATTTCAGAAAATATAGGATCAGCTTTAGATAGTGCGATTGTTATTACAGAACAACCTTATGTGTCTTCACCTGAAGATTTTTTAACTCAGCCTACACCTGAGCAAGAAAAAAACAATGAGTATCAGCAAACCCTAGATACTCTTCTACAGCGTGTAAAAGAGTCAAAAACACCTGCAGAAGTAAATGCGGTTTATCGTTATACCCGCACATGGGATGACGAACAAATGAAGCCTATCCTTCTCGCCACTCACAAACGTCTTGAAGAGCTAGAAAAAGAAAAGGCATCTGCTAATGAGCCACCCTCTTTAATGGTTCAAATCCAAACTGCACCAGACCTTACAACGCTAGATGCTTTGGAAATAGACGTGGCTGCACGAGATCCGCAGATTCAACCGAAGCTAATGGGGTATGTGAGAAAACGCCGCTATGAATTAGAGAATCCTACACCTACTCAACAAGAATCTACCCCTGATTATTTATTAGTGGACGGTTTCTAACATGAAAGATCAGTACAAGAAAGTGAGCCAAAAACACATGCTTGGTTTTATGTACTACTTGCAATTGCTGGGCTACGTAATAGTCCGGCAAGGCATGGACCAAGCAATGTTTCTAACAAAGCATTATGCGGTACCAGTTGCTTGGCGGCGCATAACGATCGACTATCACAACCGATTAAATAAACCTGCCCAGCAGCTTTATAAAGAGTTTGTTGAGTGGACTAAAGAAGAATATTTGAGGGCTTAGGTAATGATTGATTTAAAAACAAAACAAGCTTTTTGGTCTGAACAATTACCTTTCTTTAAAGAAAAATATTGGATTCCCGGACATCTAGATGTACTCGAATTTGATATGAATGCTGGTTGTTTTGATATTGCTGAAGGCGTCAAAACTGATCTAAGTGAAGAAGACCTTTTTGATGTTTACCATCGTGTAAATAGTGGTTGGGCAATGTGGAAAAAAGCCGTGAATTTCATGAAATCCAAAGTTCCAACGTGGATTAGCGTGAATGATGAATTGCCACCTACTGACATAATGGTACTTATTTGTTGGGCAGATGCTCCTGATGTCACCCCAGAACAAGACTATATGACTATTGATGAGGATTTAAATAGCGTATGGGCAAACTATCAAAATGATCCACCTTCACATTGGATGCATTTTCATAGTGTGCCAAACGTATCGGGAGCTGAACAATGAGCATAACACTTAGCGGTCATCAACTAAAAAGCCTTCTCGAATTTGTAAATCCAGATGGTGAGAAAGATTTAGATCAACTTGATACTGAACTAACAATTAAATTCTTTGAAGTTGGCCACAGTGGAAAAGGCTATTACTTTTGGATGACCGAATATCCAGAAGAAGGTGCAATGAAGTTGGATATTGAATCGGGAGCTGAGGGATGAGTGAAAAAGCATTTAAAGATTTAAAAATTCGCTTCCATTTGGCTATTGGTGTGGCTAATGGCGATCGTGAGGACTTTGGGAAATTATCGGATTGGATCGAAGAAGAAAACTGGGAAATGATGGATGAGGAAGAGCAGAAAGATACTCTTTCAGAAATTGCAGAGGAATGGGCGCAGCAGTATTTAGATTTAGGAGCGACAGTTGAATGAATGCACAAATTTTAGATCCATGCTGCGGCTCAAAGATGATGTGGTTTGATCGTCAAAATCCAAATGTAGTATATGGTGATATCAGAAAAGAAGAACATACATTGTGTGATGGTCGTTCTTTAGTGATTGAACCGGATGTGATGATGGACTTTCGCAACATGCCTTTTAATGATGGCCAATTTACTTTAGTTGTGTTTGACCCTCCTCACCTGGTGAAAGCAGGAAAGCAAAGTTGGCTAGCCGCCAAGTACGGGAAGTTGTCAGAAGATTGGCGCGAAGATATTCGCAAAGGTTTTGCAGAATGCTTTCGTGTGTTGGCCAATGGTGGTGTTTTAATTTTCAAATGGAATGAAACACAAATCAAAGTTAGTGAAGTTTTAGCGCTCACAGATCAAAAACCATTGTTTGGCCACATTAGTGGAAAGCGCAGTAACACACATTGGATTACTTTTATGAAAGCGGAAAGTAAGGAGGAGTAAATGGGACAAATAGTTAAAATAGAGGCTAGCATTCTAGAAAAGATTGTTGCTGTAGCTGAACGTATTGCTCAGTCAAAAGAAGAACGCCGAGTTGGTCGTGAAGAATTTGCACACATGCTCAATATCGAACCTGAAACTCTAGACGCTCGGATTCGTGAAGGCAGATACCAAAGGCCATACAAGGATGGGCGAAAAAGTTTTTGGTTATTGTCCTACGTGCAATCTGTCGTTACAGACACAAAAGAATCTGGTAAAGTAGCCACCTATTGAGGTGGCTTTATTTTATACAATGAGATAGGTACTTTTTCAATATTGAGTACCAAATTGAGTATCAAAATCACCCCAAAATAAAATCCCTTTATATATTAGTGAGTTGAATCTAAAATGCTTCTAATGATCGACAATTACGACTCTTTTACCTACAACATCGTTCAATACTTTGGCGAGTTGAATCAGGAAGTAAAAGTAGTTCGCAATGATCAAGTCACATTAGAGGATATTGAACGATGGCAACCAAAATATCTTGTGATTGGTCCTGGCCCTTGCTCTCCAAGCGAGGCAGGTATTTCAATTCCTGCAATTAATCATTTTGCCGGAAAAATTCCTTTGCTTGGGGTGTGTTTAGGCCATCAAAGTATTGGGCAAGCTTTTGGCGGGAAAATTGTAAGAGCCAAAACGGTGATGCATGGACGTTTATCTGATATGTACCATAGCAATAAAGGTATTTTCAGTAATCTTCCTAGCCCATTCTCGGCAACTCGTTATCATTCATTAGTCATTGATCAAGAAACACTACCTGACTGCCTTGAAGTAACATGCTGGACCAATGAAGCAGATGGCTCAATGGAAGAAATTATGGGCGTTAAACATAAGACACTTCCTGTTGAAGGCGTGCAGTTCCATCCTGAATCCATTTTGAGCCAACATGGCCATCAAATCTTTAAAAACTTTTTAGACATCTACGCATAA